ACAACAACAATTACTGAAGGTGAATAATGGATAAAGATAAGATGATGAAAAACTTAGAGAAGAATGTCCCTACAACATTAAAGGACAGACCGATTAAGCTTGATAAAGATGTGAAAGATGATTATGATTTTTCTAGAAGAACATATCGAGATTTAATACAAACCGGTACTAGGTCCTTAGATGTTTTAGCTGAGCTCGCACGCGAGAGCGAGCACCCGCGAGCCTTTGAAGTTTTATCAAAAACTATTAAAGATATAGGTGATACTACTGAAAAGTTAATGAAACTGCAAAAAGATAAAGCAGATATCACAAAAGAAGAAAGGGACGAAGCTAAAAAGGTAACTAATAACAATGTCTTTGTAGGTAGCACAACAGATTTACAAAGAATGTTATTACAAAAGGATACAGTAATCGATGTCAACGATAAAGAATAACGAATTAGGTTACTTAGGAAATCCTAACGTCAAAAGAGATGGTGTTGAAACATCATTTACTAAAGATGAAATTTTAGAATATCAAAAATGTATGGAGGATCCTTCATACTTCGCAGAAACATATGTAAAGATTATTTCACTAGATGAAGGGTTAATACCATTTCAGCTATATGATTATCAACGAAATATGTTTGAACAGTTTAAAGAAAATAGATTTAATATTGTATTAGCATGTAGACAAAGTGGTAAATCAATATCATCAGTAGTATTTTTATTGTGGTATGCGATATTCTATCCAGAAAAAACAATTGCAGTATTGGCAAACAAAGGTGCAGTTGCTAGAGAAATGTTATCTAGGATTACTTTAGCACTAGAAAATTTACCTTTCTTTTTACAACCAGGATGTAAATCACTTAATAAAGGTTCATTGGAATTTAGTAATAATTCAAAAATTATAGCATCAGCAACAACGGGTAGTTCTATCAGGGGTCTTTCTATTAACTTACTATTCCTTGATGAGTTTGCATTTGTTGAAAATGATGCTCAATTTTATACATCAACATATCCGGTGGTATCGGCAGGTACTGATACTAAAGTTATTATTACTTCAACAGCAAATGGTATAGGTAATGTATATCATAAACTATGGGAAGGTGCTGTACAAGAAACAAATGAGTTTAAACCTTTTCGTGTAGACTGGTGGGATGTACCAGGAAGAGACGAAAAGTGGAAAGAAACAACAATAGCGAATACATCCGAATTACAATTTGACCAAGAGTTTGGTAACACCTTCCATGGTAGAGGTAATACATTAATAGATGCTTCAACATTATTAGCACAACAAAGTAGGCCTCCGTTATATTATAAAGAAAACATTAATGTATATGTTGAGCCAGAAATTGGTCATAATTATGTAATGACCGTTGATGTATCTAAAGGTAGAGCTCAAGACTATAGTACATTTACAATTATAGATGTAAGTACAACTCCTTTTCAACAGGTAGCTACTTTTAGAGATAATAATATATCACCAATGTTATTACCTGATATAATATATAAGTATGCAAAAACATATAATGAAGCATACGTTATTATAGAAAGTAATGACCAAGGTGGCATAGTATGTAATGGTTTATATTATGAAATAGAATACGAAAACATGTTTGTTGAATCAACAATTAAAGCTAATGCTTTAGGTTGTACAATGACAAAAAGAGTTAAAAGAATTGGTTGTTCATCTATAAAAGAATTATTAGAACAGAAAAAATTAATGATTTATGATTCAGATACAATTATTGAAATGAGTACCTTTGTATCTAAAGCAAATTCATGGTGTGCAATACCACCAAATCATGATGATTTAATGATGAATTTGGTTATGTTTGCATGGTTTACAACTACTGACATATTCCAAACAATTACGAATATAGATATGAAGACTATGTTATATAACGAAAGGTTAAAAGCTATACAAGATGACATGTTACCTTTTGGACTTATAGACGATGGAGAATCTGAAACTAATAAATATATAAAAGATGACGACGGAAATATATGGTTTGAAACAGAATGGAAAAGTTCACAGAATATTTAACAGAAGATGTAACTCCTGCTAAGGATTTGCATGTAGTAATTATGGGCCTCGGAGATGAGGAGGGCACCTTTGCGGAATTAATGCAGAAGGTATGCGATAAAAATAAAATTAAAAATACTTTAATTGATATCGATGAAGCTTACATGATTTCTAGTGATGTGGAAATTGGTTCAGCCAAGATACGTAACTTTGATGGAAAAGATAATGAAATAGATATTACTGTAAAAAATACAATTATATTTGTTAGAGCTGGTTCACTTAAATCACTTACATCTCAAGCTCTTATATCTACATTACAGAACATTGGTTTCTTTTTAATAAATGATTTAGAAACAATGTTACTATGTGATAACAAAATGACATCTACTTTAGCACTTGAAAGAAATAATATATCAGTACCTAGAACAGCTATTGTTAATAATGTTAAATCTATTGAGGAAGCACATAAAAAGATTGGTGGAAAATTCCCAGTAATTATTAAAACATTAAGAGGTACTCAAGGTATTGGTGTATCAAAGGTTAATGATATGAGCTCTTTAATATCTGTATGTCAATCTCTATGGAAGTTTAAAGCTGACTTATTAATACAAGAATACTTTAAATTAGAATCAGATATCAGAACACTTGTAGTAAACAACAGAATAGTAGGGTCAGCTGAAAGAAGGAAAAAAGATGGAAAAGAATTTAGAAATAATGTACATTTAGGAGCTGAAACTTTACCATATAGTTTATCAGATGAAGAAAAAGAACTAGTGATTAACGCGGCTAGATGTACGGGTGCTTCATATTGTGGAGTAGACCATTGTAAAGTAGGTGATAAGTTTTATATATTAGAAGTAAATGGTAGTCCAGGAATACGATCACATTTCTTAGGATATAATTTAGAGACAGGAAAGAAAACTAAAAAGATTTCAGATTTTGAAGTATTAGATGAAATACTATTATGGTTTAGTGATGATCATAATAGAAGACCACTAATGAGACAAGAAGTTGGATATATTGAGAGTATAAAACTTGACGGTATAGAAAAGAATCTCATTAGGGCAAAATTTGATACAGGTAATTCAGCATCAGCAACTATGCTTCATGTTGATGAAATGAAAGTAGATGGTGATAGCGTAACTTGGAAAAAGAACGGTGTTACATTTACAAGTGATATAATTGATATATCTGAACCACGAAGAGGTCTTAAAGCTTTTGATAAAAGACCAGTAATAGAGCATGGAATCACATTCAATAACAAAAAATATATGATGGAAATAGGATTAACTGAAAAGGATACAGCATCCGAAATGTTAGTTAATCGTAAAGACATGACCAAATTCAGAGTTAGTGTGCATCCTAATAGATTATTTATGGTAAGTGATTATGCAGGGAAGGATGATAGCACAAATAATTAGTGCATTAAAAACAGTATTTTTATAAATAATAGTAAGTGAATATAACCGTATTATGAATAACATATTAACTAACTCAATAAAATAGAGGATAAAGCGATGGCATTTCAAGTATCACCCGGCGTTTTAGTATCAGAAGTAGATGCTACTAATGTCGTTCCAGCTGTTTCAACCAATATTGGTGGATTCGCTGGAGAATTTAATTGGGGTCCGGTCGACAAAGTAGTTCAAGTAGGTAGTGAAAACGAACTTGCTGAAGTATTTGGAAACCCAGACAACAATAACTTCGATCATTTCTTAGTCGCAGCGTCATATTTAAAATATGGAAACGCACTAAAAGTGGTTAGAGGTACCGTTAGTGGCATGTTAAATGCTAGTAACGGAGCTGGAGTACTAGTCGAGAATGAAGATTTGTTAAGTGGTGAATCATTTGCCGCAACACAAAACTTTGTAGCAAGATATCCTGGAGCATTAGGTGACAGTCTCAAAGTAGAGATTGCTCATTCTGATATAGCTGCAGGTAGCTTTACTGCATGGTCTCATTCTGGTCTATTTTCTGAGGCACCTGGCACATCTGAGTATGCAGCTCCGATAGATGCGGATTCCGGAGACGAAATCCATATCGTAGTTAAAGACGAAGATGGTTTAATAACAGGTACTAAGGGAACCGTATTAGAGGTTTATGAATTTCTTTCACAAGCTTCTGATGCAAAAGACAGCGCAGGTAACTCTTTGTTTTTCAAAGATGTTATTAACCAAAAATCTGAGTACATTTATGTAGGAGCAGCTGCTGATGCAGACGGTCTTACAGAAGCTGGTCAAACAGTAGCACAAGCTGGAGCTACAACTGGTGGTTTTGTTAACACTGGTACAGATGTATTAGATTTTTCATTAAGCAATGGTTCTAACGGAACTGAGGTAATGGATGACGCCGAATTACAAACTGCGTTTAACTTTTTGGCAGATGCAGATACAGTAGATATAAGTTTACTATTCTGTCCAGCTGCACCAGTCGCAACTGCAAATCATGTAATTGGTATTGCAGCTGCAAGAAAAGATTGCATGGCTTTCGTATCACCTGAAGTAAGTGATACAGAAGGTTTATCTGCATCTGATGCACTTACTGCAGTTACTGGTTTCGCAGGAGGTTTAAACTCAAGTTCATATGGCTCATGTGACTCAAGTTCAGTATATGTATATGATAAATATAACGATGTTTATCGATACATTGCTGCTTCTGGACATATGGCTGGACTATGTGCTAAATCTGAAAGATTGGCAGATGCATGGTTCTCACCTGCAGGGTTTAATAGAGGTAACCTATTAGGAATAACTAAATTAGCATTTAATCCATCACAAGCACAAAGAGATTCTCTTTATAAAGCAAGAGTAAATCCAATTATATCAGCACCTGGTCAAGGTACTGTATTATTTGGTGATAAAACATTGCTGAAGAGACCATCTGCGTTTGATAGAATAAATGTAAGAAGATTATTCATTGTCTTAGAAAAAGCAGTAAGCACTGCTGCAAAATTCCAGTTATTCGAATTTAATGACGAATTTACAAGGGCACAGTTCAAAAACTTAGTTGAACCGTTCTTGAGAGACGTAAAAGGAAGAAGAGGTCTAACAGATTTTTCAGTAATCTGTGACGAGACCAATAACACATCAGCTGTAATTGATGGTAATAAATTTGTTGCTGACATTTTTGTCAAACCAGCAAGAAGTATCAATTTCATTCAGTTGAATTTTATAGCAACAAGATCCGGAGTAGAATTCTCCGAGATTTCTAGTTAAGGGAGGAAATAGAACATGGCAATTTTAGGAGTAGACGATTTTAAATCAAAACTCGTTGGTGGCGGTGCTAGAGCCAACCTTTTCAAGGTAACGCTTAACTATCCATCATATGTAAATGGTGATGTTGAATTAACATCATTTATGTGTAAAGGAGCTCAATTACCTGCATCAATAATTGCACCTGTACCTGTATTATTCAGAGGCAGACAATTACAACTAGCAGGTGATAGGTCTTTTGAACCATGGAATGTTACCGTTATTAATGACTCAGGAATGGAAGTCAGAAACGCTATGGAAAGATGGATGAACGGCATGAATTCTAATGTAAGTAACGAGGGTTTATCAAATCCTGTTGATTATATGGCAGATGCAGTAGTCGAACAGCTAGATAAAGGTGGTAATGTAACAAAGAAATATGACTTTAGAGGAATATTTCCAACTAACGTTGCTGCTATCGATCTTTCATACGATAACGAGAACGCTATTGAAGAATTTGCGGTTGAGTTCCAAATTCAATATTGGGAATCCGACACAACTTCATAAGTATAAATAATAATAGAGGAGGGGCAATAGTCCCTCCAATATTATAGGATAAAATATGGCAGAATTTTTTGGATTTGAAATAAAAAGAAAAACAGATGAACCTTTAAGGCCTTCATTTGTACCAAAAAGCGAAGATGATGGTGCTGGTGTTATTAAAGCTGGTGGCCATTTTGGCGCTTATATCGACATGGATGGCGATAAGGCCAAAACCGATGTTGATTTAATTTACAAATATAGAGATATCGCAACTCAACCTGAGTGCGACCAAGCTATTGAAGATATTATTAATGAAGCAATTGTAGGGGATTACGATGAAGCCCCGGTAGATGTTATACTTGACAAATTGCAAATTAGTGATAAAATTAAAGATAACATTCGTGCAGAATTTAAATATATTTTAACATTACTAAACTTTAATCAATATT